GAGTTTACCTAATACTTTACCTATAGGACCAAATTTTGCAGAGAAGAATTTAAAGAATTCTTTAAAAACTTTAAACGGTCGTACCATCAACATTACAGCGTCTCTAAGCTTATCAGCTTGTGCTGTAGTTTTAGTAAATGGTCTAATTGTATCTCTAACGAAGGTTCCAATTGATCTCATTGACTTACCAGCCTTAGAAATATCATCACCTAATCCCATAGGAAGTTTAAAGTTTTTAAACAATCCACCAATTCTTGTACCTATACTACCAAAAAATCCACTGATTGTTGATTTTAAACCTTTAACTGCTTCTATTTTACTTGCTGCTCCAAGTCTAATACTTCTATACACATTTCCAAAGAAACTAGCTACAGTAGTAACTAAGTTAGCTTTATAAGTTTTTAAGCCTTTATTACCAAAATTAAAAGCAGTTTTGATACCCTTAAAGAACTTATTAACTGGATCAATTACTCTAGCAGTAAATAGACCTTTTACTTTTGTTAGACCCTTAGATATATTTTTACCGAATAGATCATCAATAAAAGTAAAGATTCTACCGCCTAAAGTTTTAAATCCTTTACTCATAAGTTTAATAGACTCAAATACTCCTAGAGCGAATCCACCAAGAAGACCAGCCAACGCACCAGTTAAACCACCAAGTACAGCTAAAGCTGTACCAAAGAAACCTTTAGGAGATTCTAATAAGCTTTGGTCTGTATTCTCAACTAACTCTTCAAGTAATTCATTAGTTTTATCATCACGAGCAGCGTCTTCTTTATTCTTTTCTAAGTCTTTTAGTTTATTACCAAGGAGACTATCGGCAAGGCCATCTAAAGCTGCATTAGCTTTAAGACCACTACTTTCAACAGCATTAGCGATGCTAACCATATTAGCAACAAGGCCTACGTTAGCTTCAGTAGTTTTACTTTGTTCTGAGTTACCTTTTTTTAGTTGATCAACGACATCAGAAAGAGATCCACCCTCTTCTCTAGGTCTAGGTTGAGGCGCTTCTTGTTTAGCTCTTTGAGCAGCCGCTTCTTTTTTGATATCGTTAGCCATGGTTATTTACCTTTTGAAAATGCTTGAGCACCAAAGAATGCAGCTACTATACCAGCTACAGCTACAAAATATGTAGGTGCCATTGAACCAAGTGTTGATTGAGCTTCGTTTAAACCAGCTAGGGATGCAATCACAACAGCGAATGGATATAACAATAGACCCCATAGTGCAAACCATGTCATTTTACGTTGAGCATCTCGCATAGCATCTTGGTCATCAAGCTCTTTACGCTTAAACTCAAGATACATAGCGTGCTCTTCCTTTGAGACTTTACCGTCACCGTTAGTATCGGCTGGATGTGTCTTCTCTATTGTTTTAACTTCTTCACTCATCGTTGTGATTTCCTTTGTTGTTGTTCAGCCTTTCTATTCTCTTCTTTAATATGCTCACTAAGAAGAGTAACATATATCTCCCTCTCCCATGGCAACATACCATCCAATTCAGTTAAACTATACTTATGATGCTGCATCATAGCAAAGTTAGTCTTATAATGGTTTACTAGATTATCATGTGAGAGGCCTAAGTAAAAAAACTTTGGATACCTTTTAGTTCCACCTTAGTCTCTTCTTCACACTTAATACAGTTAAACTTTAATTCATGTTTGAGTGATGGCATATCATTAAAGAAGCCACCAATTAACTCAAATTGAGAACTATTTAGGTTCTCAATAAATTCCATTTTCTCTTTATCAGACGAATCCTCGTATACTTCTTCAGTATCGAATATGTTATCAATACAGAGTACTAATAGATCCATTATACCATCAATCTTTTCTAGGTATTCTGGGTCAAATCTTTGTATATCTTCGAATGATGGATACCTCAATGTGAGACCAATATCCTCAGATAACATGATTACCTTGTCTTCAGGGTTTATTTCAGGAGTCTTAATATCATCAAGGTCGATTTCAACTGGTGTTTCTGCTTTACAGTCTTCCGACTTACACTTGACATTAACATTAATCCTTTCACCTACAGATTTAGCTCTTAGATGGAGGAATAATACCTCTAAGTCAAACACCGCTAATTTATTAACGCTGATGTTATCAAAGACACATGCCTCGATGACATCTTTGATAGCTCCTAGAATCTGTTTCTGATCATTTGATTCCATTGCCATCATGAGTATTTTTTCTTCTTTGACAAGGTAAGGTCTAAAATTAACCTCCTTGCCTAGTCCCGGTACAAATACCGTATACTTGGAACTATTTACTTGTGGTAAAGCCATTATATTTCTCCTAAATTACCAATTCATTATAATATATTTATAATTCTATCTGCTACCGATTTTATACCGGATCCAAACCCTGCAACAGGGTTAAGTGTTTCAAACTTATCGTATGAAAATGTTACACTAAACGTTTGAGGAGTATCAGCCGCTTCGTTGCTTAGTGTCATCCCAGTGTATGATGTAGGGAATGCGTTCTTTAATTTTACTGCGTATATTGGATTGTTTTGCTTATCGAGCTGTTGAATAACAACATCAGCCACGTGATCTACTTTATAACTTACAGTATAAGTCTCACTATCCAATACTTGTGCCATCCAATTATCAAACATATTTCGTATAAAGAAATCCTGTGTGACATGGAATTCACATGTTACGTCTTCATCAATATATCCAGTGATATACTTGTGCTGTTCTTTGTGAGCTGCATGTTCAGCTGTACTTATTTGTCGACCAGGCATTGATGTTGATTTACACATCATTGATATATCTCTAGGGTCGTTAATAAAATTCTTAATTGATAGACCACCACCTGATATTAAACCTGCAAGGAGTGTACTTGCATCTAAATTAATAAGTGATAGTTTGGGTGGTGTAAAGATTATATTAAATCTGTTCTGCATGGCCAAACCACCATGGTTTTGTATTGTAGATTTTAAATCGTCGATTGAATTAGCCATGGTTATACCTTATATGCGTCTCTACTATATCTCCAAACACTTTGATCTTTAACTTTCTTGAACTGTTGTGTTGGCATGAATACTGCAATTTCCCAATCAGTCATTGGTACTCTTACTATTTTTGATTTGACCTGACTCGACAAATACTGTTTAAAACATGGTCTAAACTCTTTATATTTGTTTGCGCCCTTGATAGTATTGTATCGTAACCGTGCTAATCGTGTTGAATCAGTCACTTTCTTTGGTGCTAAATCCATTAATCTATCTAGGAATAATGCTCTTACGTTAGGTGAAAGGTAGTGTAAGTTAAGTCCATTGAACCCACCTTTGGTTGGACCAAGGAGTATAGTTAATGGAAACTTATCGTAATATGGTAACTCGTTTTTCATCTTAGGGTCGTAGAAATACATAATCATATCACCTGTCTTAGGATCAGATATGGGTTTAAGAGCATCGTCAGTTAATAGTTTATTTCTATTAATAGTGCCCAATGCATCTACATTCTTTTTAAACCAGTTACGTGATTTATCAGTCCTAGCTTGAATACCAGCTCTGAATGCGCCTGCTTGTAATGTGTCGAATAAACTTGCCATAGTACTATTTATATCAAGACTTAAGTAGTTTGATGCCTAAATTCTTTAAAGTGTCTTCAGTCCATATTTGAAACTTCCATCCTTTGTAGGACGCAAAGTCATTAGCTGCAGTCCACTTAGAAGTATTCTTAATATAGGTTGTCACTTCATTTAGGTATCGTTTAGTTTTACGAGTAGGCTTCTTTGGTGCTGTTGTCTGTTTCTTTGGTTTAATCTCAACCAATATACAATCACCATTATCCATCTCAATGAATAGATCAATAAAATACCGATGGATTTTGTTATCTGTTTTACACTTGTATGGTATAACCACCTCTTCGGAATTCCATGCTCGTATTCTAGAGTTAGATTCACACCATTTAAATGCTTGTCTTTCCCATAGAGAACGGTAAACAACCTTAGTATAGTCTCCTAAGTACTTCTCAGGGTGTTTAATTTTGTATTTGCCTTTGTAACTCATATAAATACTCTTATAGTTTATAAATAGTATAGTTATTTATATAGGAAAAGAGTATGGCTATCGGTAAAAATGTATCAGATAAAGTAAAAAACAAATTAGCAGGTAAGGAAAAAGGTTCAAGAGATCCGGGTCCAATTCTAAGGTACCCTCTTAATCTGGTGGAAAAGGATAACCAAGAGCTAATTAGGTTCAGAATCGTAGATAGAAAGACCTTGGAAGATCAAAGGAGTATATACCTCTATTCACCACCTGGTCTATCAATTGCAGATGCAGCTGGTTATACACAGGCTGACTTAGGTCTTCTTGGTGGTGCTATTGATGCGGGTGGCGATGTCATGACTGGTAAAAAGGATATGGATGGTAGTGGTATAACAGATATTGTATCGGCTGCCGTGACTGGAGCAGCAGGTAAATTAGGAGCAGCAGGCCAGGCTGGTATGATTACAGGTGGTGTTGCATCAAATCCCTATACTAACGTTCAATTTACAGGTACTAATTTAAGGTCATTTGCCTTTAGTTTTAAAATGGTAGCTGAATCACCTGATGAATCAGATGCTATAAAGAATATTGAAAACACATTTCGTAAGTTCTTATATCCTAAGAAGCTTACTTCGTCTGATTTTCTATTGGAATACCCACCACTCTTTAAGATAGAATTCATGAAACTACAGGGTGGAGATGCTGCTCCTAATAAGTTTATGCCATTCATACAGTATTCATATCTATTAAATATGACAGCAACCTTTAATAGTGCAACAAATCTATTTCATAAAACAGGTGCACCGGTTGAATTAGACCTAGCGCTTACGTTTCAAGAGTCGAAAGCTCTTAAGAGAGAAGACCTATACGGTGCTCCAGAAGAGTATAATACAGCTGAATACCATAGAGAATTCAGAGCTCCATATACATTACCATCGTCTGAATTGACAGGAGATCAATAATCATGGCATACTTTAAGTTATTTCCTAAGGTTGGATACGATTTTAATCGCGATGGAGTCATACAGAATGTAGTAGATATCTTTCGACACGCACGACCACTACAGAATTTTGCAGATAATATTAATACGTATCGAAAGTTTACAATACCTGATGGTGCAAGGCCGGATATCTGTTCACAGAAACTATACGGTACTCCTGAATATTATTGGACGTTCTTTATTGTTAACGATTTTCTACACGATGGAATGGCTAATTGGCCCATGAGTCAACAAGACTTATTTAAATACATTGAGGTAGAGTATAATGGAGTCGCAATCGAAACACGACCAAATATTGTACGAAACAGCGACGGCGGTATAACAGATTTTCGTAACTCTTTGGCGGGTAGATTTCAAGTAGGAGAGACCATTACAGGTGGTACATCATTTGCGACAGGTACATTAACGAAGAAGGATATCTATCTTAATCAGTTAGTAGTACAGAATATAACAGGTTCCTTTATTGGTGATGGTGTAGGTAATAATCTAGAAGCCGTCATTGGAAGTACCTCAACAGATTCAGTCGCCACATGGAAAGTATGGCAATATGCTGAAGCGCCACATCATTGGCACGCTCCACACCTTGATACATCATCGGTTCATATACATCCTGAGCCAAATAAAGAGTCACATGTATCAAATGCTAATTTCTTTTCAACAACAGACGATGTATTAACGAATTTAGTACTGCAAGAGGGCTCAGTCGCAGCACCATCTTATACATCGAATAGAAACTATCTGTTTGATTTAAATGAATCACGGTCTAAAATTAATATTATTGATCCAAATTATATTGAAAAGTTTGCAGAAACTTTTGAGGAACTCGTGAATGGCTAATCAACCAGTCAATCAGTATAAGAGAGACTCTATAAAGCTTTTTCCTAATGGTAACTATAGTCCACAGGGACTCTTTGGAGAGAATGGAGCGAGCTTTATCGATATTAAGAAGCTTGTTACGGACTTTACCATCACAGAGAGTCTGCATCAAACGAGTCTTATGTGTACAATGAATGTAATGGACGGTCTGAATATACTCTCTAAGCTACAGCTCGAGGGTGATGAATTCATTGAAATGCAGCTCAGTAAGGAGACTCCTGAAGGTAAAATACGCTATAAAAAGACATGGGTCATAAGCGATATACTTCATTATGCACGTCCCAAGCCAGGAGTACAGACATATCAGCTGATTTTGGTCAGCGAACATGCATATCTAAATCAGTTAATGGAACTCAATCGTAAGTTCGAGGGTAATATAGGTAAGCTGATACATGATATTCTATGGAAAGATCTCGCACAGTATAACAATATTGGCCATATCAGTAATAGTAATCATACTATGAAGGGTATCTATCCAAGTCTACGTCCGATTAATGCTATTAAATGGCTCAGTCGTAATGCATTTGATAATGGTAATCCCTTTTATTTTTATGAAACACTG